TTTACCTGGTGATAGTTTTAGTAAATCTTGGTTTTGTTCTTGGAATGACACCATCAGATGGCTGTATAAAAACAATATAGAATATTCAACAGTCAATGCCTACACACCCATCGTGTATAACTGTCGCAATTGGCTGTTAGGTGGTAAAGGTAGCCCTCCAAAAACATTCAAGCCATTCAATGGTACCATAGAATATGACTGGATTATTTGGATTGATAGTGATTGCATTTGGAAACCCGCCGATCTAGAACGACTGATAAGTAATAACGATCATAAGGTTGTTACTGGGTTTTATATGCAGTACGACAATAAACACTACGCACAAGCTATCTCATTTAAAGCAACAGATACAGATAATTATACCCACCTGCACTGGTTGGAACGGGAACAACTAAACATCAATGGTGGTAGGATAAAATTAGGAGCTAGTGGTATGGGATTTATGGCTGTTAAGGCTGGGGTGTTTGAGTCGCTAACTTGCCCGTGGTTCAGCCCAGTACCACACGAATATGAAAATACCTTTTTATCCGAAGATGTTAGTTTTTGTTACAAGATAACACAGCTAGGATATAGCATTTGGGGCGACCCTAAAATACAGATACAACACGAAAAGCTATGGTTACTATCAGGTGATAATATTCACGGTGATAAACCTAACTCTCTACATTTAAACCAATGACCTCCCCTCCAAAATTCTTGTTCTTAGATACTAACTTACAATGTAATCTAAAGTGTAAAACCTGTATGTATTGGACCAGAGATGAAGTGGTACTGCCATCACATATAACTATAGAACAGCGCAATGATATTATTAATGAATTTTCCACGCTGAATCCAAAAGGATCAATCGTTATATGTGGCGGGGAAGCAATGATGAATCCAGAAAGATATTGGCCCATTACTAGGCAGTGTCGTTCATTGGGATTGGGTTGCCTGTCAGTTATGAACGGTACTATGGTAACTGACTTAAGTGTCGCAAAAAGATTAATAATAGAAGGCCCAACAGAAATCACAATATCATTAAATAGTTATATTCCTAAAATACACGACTCAACAAGAGGAGTGGTTGGGTCATTTACTTCTGCGACAAACGCAATTAAATTACTACTACAAGCAAGAAAACTATTGAATAAAAAAACTCCTATATACGCCATGTCCATAATGTGCGAACAGAATTACAGAGACTTAGAACAGTTCTATGATTTTGTATTGAATGATTTACAAGCTGACAAGTTAAAATTAAATTGGCTACAACCAATGTTCGGTACGCTATTAGACAATGCCGGGCAGCAGCGGGCAGATAAGTTTTATGAAATGAATGTAATTAGGGACCACCGGGGGCTAAAGCAGATACTGCATCAATGCAATGAAAAATACAAATTAAATTTAGACCCAAAGTACATTGACACCGTAGAGATGTACCATAACAGTGTTCATAAGAATGAAGATGCTTTGTTAGGCTGGAATGGTAGAGGTACCGAGGAATTAATTTGTAATAGCTTTAATAGAAATATTATGGTTGACATGGATGGCATTGCCCGGTTATGCTTCTCACACAAGTTTCCCGGATTTAAATTGGCTAAAAAGGGCGATTTGCACACGTTCTGGTATGGTGCAGATAGAGTCCGAGAAGTTATGTCACAGTGTACACAATATTGCGGTATAAGCCATAGTGTTCGCGGAGTGAATGCCACATTAAAACCATCTATCCCTATAGCCCTTGCGTAGAAAAGGGTAAATTACACCTTACAAAAATAATAGTTTTTGTGTTTCGGGGATAAATATACTTGACACTGGCGTAGTTATTTGATATACTTACACTAGTGTTAGTTGCTTCATAGGGAAGCAGCGACATTAATCTGACACCAAGTCAATGAAATAAGGAAATGTATCATGGCATCACTCGCAGAAATTCGTGCTCGTATTCAAGCACAAGACAACAAAACCACTAAGGGTTCAGGCGCCCAAGCTGACAACGCGATTTACGCGCACTGGAATATGGACGAAGGTACAACAGCTACTTTGCGTCTACTACAAGATGGCAATCCAAGTAATACTTTTTTCTGGATTGAACGTCAAATCATCAAGCTGCCATTCAACGGCGTTAAGGGTGATTCAAATGTCAAGCAGGTTCAAGTTCAAGTTCCCTGTGTAGAAATGTACGGCGACGCTTGTCCAATTCTCGCTGAAGTTCGTCCTTGGTACAAAGACGAGTCACTTAAGGAACAGGCTAACAAGTATTGGAAGAAGCGTAGTTATCTCTTTCAAGGATTTGTTCGACAGAACCCAATTGGCGACGACAAACCCCCTGCAAATCCAATTCGTAGGTTCATTATCTCTCCGCAAATCTTTACTATTATCAAATCTAGTTTGATGGATCCTGAGATGGAAGAATTGCCAACTGACATTATGCGTGGGCTTGACTTCAATGTTAAGAAAACACAAAAGGGTGGCTATGCTGACTACAGCACCAGTACTTGGGCTCGTAAAGAATCAGCATTGACACAGGCAGAGCAAGAGGCAATTGAAACTCACGGGCTATTTAATCTTGCAGACTTCTTGCCCAAGCGTCCCGGTGAAGCTGAAATGCGTGTTATCAAAGAAATGTTTGAAGCATCGGTTGATGGCAAATCGTTTGATAATGAGCGGTGGGGTTCTTACTACCGTCCCTATGGTCTAGAAGCTCCATCTGGATCAGCCCCAACTGCATCTGCTCCTGTAGCACCTGTCGCAACTAGTGCAGCCCCGTGGCAAGGGGCTGATGTAGAAGAAGACTCGCCCGTTGTAGCGCCCACTAAGGCAGCATCGGGTGATAAAGCACAGGACATTCTTGCAATGATCCGTGCTAGACAATCTAAACCTGCATAATTACGCGGGTGGTAGGGAGATTATCTCCCTACCTTAGGAGACCTCAGATGACTTTACCGGATGAACGATACCGAGCCATTAAGGCTGGTAAAAAATTATTGGAAGAACTGTGCGATCCAGGTCGCACCCCACGTGTACCAAGCTTAGTAAGAGATAGAGCAAGAGCTATTCTACGACATTATCCCAGCGAGTATGAGTTAGAACATATCGCAGATGTTTGTCCAGAATACCTTGACAAAGTATCTTTTGCCGATAGGCTCTATACTAAAAACATTACACATAGATAACTGAATAAAGGAAAATAAATATGGCAAAACCATTCGACCTAAGCAAGTTCCGCAAAGGTGTAACTAAGAGTATTGAAGGATTGTCAATTGGATTCAACGACCCCACTGATTGGATTTCAACGGGCAATTATGCACTAAATTACCTGATCTCTGGTAGCTTTACCAATGGAGTACCTCTGGGTAAGGTAACAGTATTTGCAGGTGAATCAGGTGCTGGCAAAAGTTTTATCTGCGCCGGCAACCTAATTAAAAATGCTCAAGAACAGGGTATCTACGTTATCCTCATTGATAGCGAAAACGCATTGGATGAATCGTGGCTTCACGCGCTGGGCGTTCAGACCTCAGACGATAAAATGCTTAAACTTAATATGGCAATGATTGACGATGTTGCCAGAGTAATTAGTGATTTTGTCAAAGAATATAAAACCTTGCCTGCAGATGAACGACCCAAAGTTCTCTTTGTAATTGATAGTCTTGGAATGCTGCTAACGCCCACTGACGTTAATCAGTTTGAAGCCGGCGAGATGAAGGGTGATATGGGTCGTAAGCCCAAGGCACTGACCGCGCTCGTCCGCAATTGTGTGAATATGTTCGGCAGTTTAAACATTGGCCTAGTAGCAACCAATCATACATACGCAAGTCAAGATCCATATAACCCTGACGATAAAATCTCAGGCGGTGCCGGGTTTGTGTATGCTAGTTCTATCGTTGTTGCAATGAAAAAACTTAAACTAAAGGAAGATGAAGACGGCAACAAAGTGTCAGAAGTCCTTGGTATTCGTGCAGGGTGCAAGATTATGAAGACCCGTTACGCAAAGCCCTTCGAAGATATTCAGCTTCATATTCCTTACTCAACAGGAATGAGTCCGTATAGCGGATTCTTTGACTTGTTGGAAAAGAAGGGTATGATTGCTAAAGAAGGTAATCGTTACTCATACATCGACTTAAATGGAGTTGTGCATAAATACTTCCGTAAAGAGTGGAATAAAAACGCAAATTCAATTTTTGAACTAGTGATGAGCGAATTCGAACAGAAGAATCGTACAGTTGCTAACACGGTAGTTGAAGATGCGGATGCTGAAGGAGTATCTTAATGAGCTTGGATTTTATCGTAGAAGTATGGGATGCGTTAAGGACACACGTTGACTTTAATGATCGGAAAGATGCGGCTGACACCATGGTCAACTTGCTAATTGAGCATAATTATGAGGCGATTGACATCAAAGACGCTTTTAAAGGTGACAAAGAAATCAGCAAGGCGCTTCAATATTATGCAGAGCAACACGATTCGGGTGAGGAGTATGAGGAAGAAAATGATGACGAGGACGATGATGAATGGTGATACATGACCTGGTACAACCGAGTATCAACTGACTTATTGGCAATACCCGATTTTATTTCTCACTATGAAGGGGAATTAGATTCTGCTAAAAAAGAAGTAAGGATATATGGTAATGTTGAAAAAAATATTACCGGTTTGCCTGGCGTCACGGAACATAGATTTAATCAGCTACAAGAAATTGAAGCTGTGTTGAATTTTCTCAATATCAAGCTACGACAGATTCGCCGAAAGCATTTTCAAAAATACTTAGAAGCATACAATAGAGCATTGACCAGCCGAGATGCTGAAAAATATGTAGACGGTGAAGATGAAGTAATTGATTTTGAAACCCTCATCAATGAAGTGTCATTACTTAGGAATAGATACCTTGGAATTCTCAAGGGTTTAGAAAGTAAAAACTTTATGTTGGGGCACGTGGTTCGCTTGAGGACAGCGGGTATGGAAGACATCAGCATAGGTTGACATTAAATAGATTTGGCTATATAATAGAGTCTTGTTCAGTTGAAAGGGGTTGTTGATGGGCTACAAAATTGTCGCAAGCAAAGAGCAAATGGACGAGATGCGTACCAAATATGGTCCTCGCAGGGGCCTTGAAGGACCCTTCAACTTCTCGGGTAGGGTGTTGTATTATGACAACATCGAGGGCCAATATTACGATCCTACGACGGATTTTTATATGGAACAAAGCGAAATGGACTTGATTCACGCCAGAATCACTGACATTCTTAAGGCTTGACAATAAATAGCACCCGTGCTATAATAGCTACACACTAAAGGAACATACGAATGGCAGGCAAAGCGAAATCGTGCTATCTATCAGTTACTGATCTGGCAACCAACAAAACGGTCCTGAACAAGGTCTTTTTTAAGATGGCTGACTTGAATCAGTTTATTTCTACATCGGAATTCAAGGAACAATATCCCAAAGAAAAGTTTCACTTGTCAAAAGAAATTTATTGACAATAAATGGGTTATGTGATACAATACTTGTATTGAAACAATTAATACACGGGGAAAAAATCAATGGCTACTATTCAAATTCTTGCTGGTACTTATCGCAATCAACCCGTTATCGACGGAGTGTTCACTCTGGTCAAGGGGTTTCAAACAGGTAAAAAGGGAAATTACGTGACAGTTAAGAATGACGGGCAGTTTGCTATTGCTATCCCGGAAGTCAAAGTTAAAGTGGATAGCATTGAAGATATTAAATATCTGAGTGGCGACGAGGTTGTGGCCGGGCCGCAAGCTGTTGTAGTCGAGGATGAATCTGAGATCCAAGCTATGGATCGTATTGCTAGTCGGTTTGCTGTGTTGGACGAAATGTCTATGGCTTGCATCAGCGGCGACATTCGCGCAATGATTGTGACTGGCCCCCCGGGTGTCGGCAAATCATACGGTGTTACAACCCAAATGCAAAAGGCTAGTATGTTTGATCAAATTGCAGGCAAGCGCCCGCGATTTGAAATTGTCAAGGGCGCTATCTCAGGCATTGGACTGTTCGCTACATTGTATAAGTATTCGGACCGTAAAAATGTTCTAGTGTTTGACGATTGTGATGTGTGGGAAGATCAAGATGCACTAAACATTCTTAAGGGTGCGCTTGATTCAGGCAAGACTCGGCGTATTTCGTGGAATAAAGATTCGCGGTTGCTGCGAGAAGAAGGTATTCCAAATACTTTCAACTTTGATGGGTCAGTGATTTTCATTACAAATATGAATTTCAATGATCGGCGTCAAAACAAAATCAAGGCTCACTTGGATGCGTTGCAATCTCGTTGTCACTTTTTGGATCTGACAATCAACACGGAGCGTGATAAGATGTTGCGCATCAAGCAGGTCCACCGTGATGCCGATGGCGGCTTGTTCAGCGAGTATGATTTCTCAATGGAACAATCTGATGAAATTATGTCGTTCATCTGGGAAAATCACACAAAATTGCGCGAAGTGTCGTTGCGTATGTGTTTGAAGGTGGCGGACTTGGCTAAGATTAGTGCTAACTGGCGCGCGCTGGCTCAAGCTACTTGTATGCGATAATAAAAGGGCCCGAGGCCCTTTTATTATCAAGGACCTCAACAATCCCCTCCGAGGGATTGTTCCTTTTGTATGCGGCATTATATGAAAGTGTGATATAATATGAATATGGATTTAACTACACGGGAACATTTGTTGCATTTTATGCAACGGCTTGCACTTAGTGTGTATGATTCACGGTTTATACAAAATATGTTAAACTTGTTAGCCCAACATAAACCGCTAACTAGCAATCAAGTAGCATTAGTTGAAAAAATGATAGTAAAATATAAACGGCAACTGGCAACTAACTGGCTGATAACATCAGACATTGTTGAGACATTGATTTGGACTACTCCCATTGTACCAAGTGATCCATTGTTGACTGGCGCCTTTATTTCTATCCAAGATTCTACTATAATTTTTAAAGCGCCCTTCAATAAGAAATTCATTTCTGACAACAGTCCTCAGGATCAAGTTAATCCCTTTATCTGGGACAAAATACTAAAACTATATAAAGCCCCATTTAGTACCCACGCTCTAAAGCTAATTGTTAACCGAGCAACCAAGCATTATCCGGTAGTAAATTATTGCCCACTAATCACGGAACTGATAGCTCGTTTGCAGCCATATGCCAATGTAACTTGTTGGACACCTACTCTAGTGCGTGTCAATGATCGGCTACTTGTTGCGGCTACTAATGTTTATTTGGATAAAGCAATAGCGCATATTCAACTGGCTGCTGATGTTAAAACCCTGGCATTGCTATCGGAGTATGGAGTATCGATTGATCACTCCGTTACTAAATATGATAGCAGGCTGGTGTTCGCCTCGAATTACCTATCAGAGATAGATATTACTAACCTTGATGTTGCGATTGATTGGCTGGTTGAATTGGGATGTGATTGTGTTTATTTTGTGGGACAAGGATCCCTGCAATTACAAAATAAGAAAGAGATGCATAGTAAGCTACTTGCAGCGGGTATCTTCTATCGTAATTTTAAGCATCCGTACTCTATCTCTAGGAATGATTTGCAGAGAGCGGATAGTAGCATCCAATTTAAATATCCTGTCATATTGACATTTATCAATGTGTCGCCCGGAGACTATCAGCATAGTTCCGCAAAGAAAATTATTAAAGTAACTAACTCCCTACCAATAGAGATCAAATGAAAGAATGTAAAATAATTGTCACCGATGAAGTGAATGTAAAACTGGTTGGGCTAGACTTGCCAGATAGAAAAACATTGATGAAGATGTTTGAATATGAGGTGCCGGGTGCGAGGTATCTGCCAAGTGTCCGTCTTGGGCGATGGAATGGTAAGGTAAGTTATTTTAGTTTAGGTGGTAGCACCTTTATGAATTTACTCCCTGAAATCCTACCCCTAATTGAACTCGCCGGGTACGATATTACATTAGAAGATTCCAGAGAATATACAACTACATTTGAGTTCACCCAAGTAACTGAAGACACCTTCACGCACAAAACTTGGCCTATTGGTCATCCCATTGCAGGTGAACCTATCGTATTGCGTGATTATCAAATTGAGCTAATCAACAACTTTTTAAGTAACCCGCAGTGTTTGCAGGAGATAGCTACTGGTGCCGGAAAAACTATTATGACTGCGGCTCTAAGTGCTAGCATAGAACGGTATGGTCGTAGCATTGTAATCGTGCCTAATGTATCCTTGGTTACGCAAACAGAAAAGGACTATCGCAATCTAGGCCTTAATGTCGGGGTGTATTACGGTGGAAGAAAAGAAATCGGGCATACGCATACGATTTGCACCTGGCAGAGCCTGAATGTGATGTTGAAGAATACTAAAGCGGATGAAGCGGAAGTTCCAATCGACGAGTTTTTGGAGGGTGTGGTATGTGTCATAGTGGATGAATGTTTCGCAGGAGATATGCGGGTACTGACGCCCGGCGGATACGTACCTATTAAAGACATCGTAGCAGGTGATAAGGTTGTAAATTATTCTGAACATACGAATGAATTCAAAATTGATACTGTTACTAAGCAGCATACAAATATAGCTAAATCGAACAGTGAAAAAATGTACGAACTAGAGTTTGATACCGGCGCAGTAGTTAGAGTTACCGGCAATCATAAATTTTTGACAAATCTAGGTTGGTGCCGAGCCGATTCATTAACATATGACCATAAAATAATCAATAAGACATAAATACATCTAACTAAAGCAGAGGTATTTAATGAATCCTAGGACGAATAAAAAAATGGAAATGATTAATGATCGGTTGTGTGCATATAACCAGATAGTCAGAGTAACTAATTTATCAGCTATTAGTGCTGTGCTCAATACGGGGCAAGTATTGACTGGTGCTGACTGCAACCGATTCATAAACAGAATTATGAATACAGTTGTTGATGCTTGGGTAAAAAATACAGACGACTTGCTCTCGGGGAATGTATCTGACAAAGATATCAAAGCCATATCGTTTTCAATAGGCGGCAAAGCTGTTCAGAAAAAACACGGTGAAAAAATTAAACAGCAGTTGAACACCGGAAAACCATGGAATAAAGGAATGAAGGGTAATTATCCATATAATAACCCTTGCAAGGACTCAACTAAGACTAAAATAAGCGAGAAGAATCTAGGTGCCAAGAACGGCATGTATGGTAAAAAAATGCCAGCGACTGAAAAAGAGAAGAGGTCGCGCTTAATGAAGGACTTAATTATTTCAGGAAAATTTACACCAAATTCCAATAATAGAAATACTCATTGGGAATCATCATTAGATGATCTAAAATTTAGATCAAGTTGGGAAGCATTGTACCAATTCAACCACCCCACAGCAGAGTACGAGTCCTTGAGGATAGAATATGATATCGGTAACGTCACAAAAATATATATCGTTGATTTTGTTGACCACATTAATAAAGTAGTTACTGAGGTGAAGCCCGAAGAATTGTGCTCCGGACTAGTCTTTGCGGCCAAACTTAATTCTTTGGAAAACTGGGCGAAGGGTAATAATTATTCTGTAATAATAGCAACAAGGGAATTTTTAACCTCATTTGATGAACCGGTAGAGTACTCTAGATTTGATAACAACACACAGCGAAAGATAAAACAATTATATGAAACTAGTAAAAAAAACTGAAATACAAAAACCCAACACCGTGTATAATTTACATATACAAGATGATCACAATTATATTGTAGAAGGCGCGGTGGTATCTAATTGTCACCAAGCAAAAGCTGATGCCTTGAAAACACTGTTGACAGGGGTAATGAGTCATATCCCGATTAGATGGGGACTGACTGGTACTATCCCAAAAGCAAAGCTTGAAAGTCAGGCATTGTTTGTCAGTTTGGGGCCAGTGATTAACAAACTGTCAGCTAGTACTTTACAGGAACAAGGTGTGCTTGCTCAATGCCACGTGAATATTATTCAATTACAAGATGGATTGGAATTTTCAAACTACCAAAGTGAGTTAAAGCATTTGCTTGAAGATGCATCACGATTGGATGTCATTGCCAAGCAAATTCAATCACTAAAGGCTAGTGGCAATACATTAGTTCTAGTTGATAGAGTTAATGCGGGTAAGGAAATCGTTAGTAGGATCCCCGGAGCAGTCTTCATCAGTGGAGATACCAAGGCACAAGTCAGGCAGGAAGAGTATGACAAGGTATCCGTAAACTCAGGCTTGGTGTTAGTCGCAACATATGGAGTGGCAGCGGTAGGCATCAACATCCCTCGAATATTTAATGTGGTACTGATCGAGCCTGGCAAATCATTTGTAAGGGTTATTCAAAGTATCGGTCGTGGCATTAGAAAAGCAGAAGATAAAGACCACGTGGAAATATACGATATAACTTCCAGCTGCAAGTTCGCCAAACGTCATTTGACAAAGCGAAAAGAATTTTATAAAGAAGCCAATTATCCCTTTTCAGTGGATAAATTACAATATAAGTGATAAATGTAAGTTAAACCCGAATAGATTGACATCCCATAAACAAACCGATATAATTTAACAATGAACATACTTCTTTTAGACAACATAAAATATAACCTAGAAAATCTCCCCGAAGAAGTGGATGATTTTAGGTTTGCTATCCTAGATAACTCAAACCCCACCGCTGTTGATTATCATTATATCCCTCTAATATTCCTAGAATCATTCAGCTCTCCGGCATTGGTATTACGCATAGGTGAACACGTTATAAAAATGCCTGTTGATTGGCAGATTTTGATTGGTGAAAAGGAACACGGCGATCTAGAAACATTGCCACTAACTAGTATCAATGATCGTGGATTCAATGCGTTTGAATTCAATCCATTATCATCATTCTCCCCTACATTTCAACCCATTGAAATTATTGACATATACCATGATGTAACTTGGTATGCCCCGAGGCTTAAGAATGGACAATTTCTTTGCGTACCAATTCAAGACTCAGTTAAACCAATGTGCGTTTATTTCGTAAAAGAAGTTAGCAGAAACTGTGAGATCGTAGATTATTCGTTAGCGTGGTAAGTATATAATGGCAACAAAACTAGCAGAAGATGAGAAGTTTGAGAAACAAGATTTTGATTTGTTTGCAGCCTTGACCGCGTTAGATAAAAAAGATTATGCTTGGTTTGACCGATTAACTGAAGATCAGCAGCGAAAATTTGTGCCCTTTATGATGGTGCATTGGATGAGCGCAATCAAAGGTAATAAGGATCTCCAGGGATATTATTTGCAAAGCACTGAGTATCACGCTAATAAATATCTATTCAATGAAAACGTACAAAAACATCCCAAGCTTCAATGGCTAATGTTATGTGCAGCTAGTCCGGGCTTGGGCAAGCAATTTCATCAATGGATCCCAAACATAAGCGCAAGTGTCAGTAAACTTAAAACACCTGCAAAGGCTAAGGAAGTTAAAGACTACTATGCAAAGATTTACCCTAAAGCAGATAGCGAAACCTTAACTGAGATTGCTAAGACATTTGTAATTGAGCAAAAGCGTAAAATACATTTGAGTAATTTGTTTCCAAATCTCAAAATATCCGACATTGAAACCCTTAACCAAATAATAACTGATGATGATATTGAAGAATATGAAAAAGATAGAGGAAACGGATAGTGTTATCAAGTACGGTTGTGAATTTTGCAAACGTGAATTCCTACGTGAATCAACTGTATTAAAACATATATGTGAATATAAACATCGTTGGCTAGAGAAGGATAGGCGTGGTAACCGGATCGGATTTCAAGCTTGGTTGCAGTTTTATGTAAAAAATAGTACCAGCAAGAAAAATCGAACATACGAAGAATTCATTAAGAGTGCATATTACACCGCCTTTGTAAAGTTTGGGACTTATTGTGTTGATATTAATGCGCTGAATATCAATAGGTTTGTAGATTGGTTGTTGAAGAACCAGGTTAAAGTTGATGCTTGGAATAGTGATAGTTCATATAACAAATTTCTTACAGAATACCTTCGCGAAGAAGACCCGCTAGACGCAATTGCTCGTAGTATTGAAACTACTATCACACTAGCAGAAACAGAACGGGTATTGAATCGTGATATTTTACGATATGCCAATAAGAATAAACTCTGTTACGCCGTCACAACCGGTAAGATTAGTCCATGGATGCTATATCAAAGTGCAAGTGGTACTAAATTTTTAGATGAGTTAGACGAAACTCAGGTTAAAATGATCATCGACTATATCAATCCTGAACTATGGGCCATTAAGTTTATACGAGATATTAAAATAGTGCCGCAAGTAAAGGAATTGTTGGTCGCGGCCGGCTATTGAGTATGACTGATCAGCCCATTACATGGCACTGGAATGACGATGGCAATTTAGGCTGGCATACCTGCCATCTACCTAATCATTTTGATCAAGTAAGTACCTACATGGATCGATATGACGAGATAGTTAACTGGATAACAGAGTCGATTGAAAAGTATGAGCGGCACGCTAGATGGAAAATAGATTATGAAACTATCTACGTTAAGTTTAGGTATGAACGGGATTATGTAAGATTTGTGTTGAGGTGGTCATAATGAATTCCTCTAAGATAGAGTGGACTGAGCTTACACTAGTGAGAAAAGAGTTTAAAGAATTGTATGCCCATTGTGGACCAAATGTATTCAAATCTCATTTAGCAGAAATATACGGAATCGAGTTGAAATATGTTGACAATGTTACTAGATACTGTATAATTGACGAGAAGAAATACTTACTCTTTTTATTAAAATGGGGGTAAGTGATAAATTTTAAAAGGAATAAGATGTCATTAGATGTAATGCTAGATATTGAAAGTTTAGACACATCACCAAACTGTGTGATATTAACGATTGGTGCGGTATCGTTTAATCCCAAAGGAATGGGAGTGGTAGATAGATTGGAATTGCGCCCTACTATTGATGAACAAACCGATGTTTATAATCGTGTAATCAATGAAGATACCATCAGGTGGTGGGGTAATCAAAGCGCCGCAGCCATGGAAGAAGCTATGGGTGATAATGGTAGAGAGTCATTTCAAGTATGTATGGAAAAGCTGTACAAATTTTGCTGGAATCGGCGAGCAGTATGGAGCAACGGTGCAGGGTTTGATTGTGTGGCAATGGAAAGTGCTTGGCGACAACTTGATATGAAGATTCCCTGGCCCTTTTATATGGTGCGAGACACTCGGACATTGTTTGAGGTCACCGGTGTCAAACTAAAAGACGGTGGACACGTTACCAAGCACACCGCGGCGGCTGACGCAGAACATCAAGCATTAACTGTTCAGCGAGCCTACGCCAAGCTGATCAAAGCAGGGATGGTGACACCGTGATACTTAAATCAGGTGATATTGATATTGATTTTGGCTCAAGGGAAGAGTTACTCAACCACATAGAGTTTGTTCCCGCAGCTATGCGTAAAGTTTCTCCGATCAGGAAACACGCTACTGGTATATACGTGACTGATATACCATATGATCCTGTCAATGATATGGCTTCAATTGACTATTCTGATGCGGAAGAGCGCGGTTATTTTAAGTTAGACTTGCTCAATGTTCACGTTTATAACCATGTTAGGGACGAGGCTCATCTAATCAATTTGATGTGTGAACCCAATTGGAATAAACTTAGGAATAGTTCATTTGTTGAAAAGATTATTCATTTGAACAATCAGTATTACAATTTACAGAAGATGCCAGAACCTATCGATAGCATCCCGCGCCTAGCTATGTTTCTAGCAGTAATCAGACCCGGTAAAAAACATCTAATTGGTAAACCTTGGAGTGAGATTAGTAAAACTGTATGGGATAAAGGATTAGCCGGCTATCAATTTAAGAAGGCGCATGGTATAGCTTATAGTCAACTAGTCGTGGTCCATATGAATATTTTAGAAGAGCAAAGTAAGGCTCT